TTATTTGACCGATAGTGGGGCGCAAGGCATTACAATAAGAAATGCGTCAGGTGACTTAGAGTTTTATGGTGTAGCTACTAGAGAATTTGTATTTAACGAGGGTAGTCTTGACACCGACTTCCGTGTTGAGAGTGATAACAACAGCCATATGTTGTTTGTGGATGCCTCAACGGATCGCATCGGTATTAACAACAGTTCACCAGATGCGTTTTTAGACATTTCAGGCACTGGTGCGACAACAAGCAAAATGTTTGAAATCTCAACTGGCGGTGTTGGCGGTGGGCCAACATCAACATTTTATGGCGGTTATGTTCAGGTTCAGGCAAATAATAATGCAACCGATAACTTTGGATGGTATGTAACTGCAAATCATTCTGGAATAGATAGCGACACAACCGGGATTTATGGTCAAGCAACCATGAGTTCATCAAGCAACAGAAGCATTGGCACTTATGGAGTAAGTTCTGTTGCCTCTGCGGCAGTCCACAATACGCCTGGCACAGCAAATTCAAAAGTGGCGGCGGGTGTTTACGCCGAGGCGATTACGACAGGAACAAGCTCAAACTCAACAAATGCCGCATTGATTGCGAACAATAAAACAACATCTGGGAATTTGGCATATGGTGCATTTATCAAGGTAAATGCTGGCGCAACAAATCCCGTGCCATTGGCGGTTGATTATAATGGATATAATGTTTTCGATGTGACAGCTAATGACGCAACATTCAATGAGGATAGTGCTGATCGTGACTTCCGTGTTGAGGCTGACAGTAACACCCATGCGCTGTTTGTTGATGCTGGGTACAACTCAGGAAAAGGTGCTGCGATTGTTGGTTCTAGTAGCGCACCGATAACAGGGGTAGATTATAATATTGCAGCATCAATGCTGAAATACTCTGATGCACAACCTATTATGGCTACTGGTGCGGCTTGGCATTTCCCTAGTGTACCTTCTAACAGACAGGCACAGGCGAACCGTTGGAAATTTGGTGGGTTTACTATGCCTTACCATCAGGTAAACGCCTTTGATGCAGGTGGCTCTTACGCCAAGTTTGTTTGTGAACTTCCTAACGGTGGGCCAAGTGGTAAGACTAACTTAGAACTATTTGAGATAGGCTTTAACTATGGTTGGAGTGGAGGTTTTTATATGGTTGAACTTTATCAAAACTACTACACCAACAGCGGATATAAAAGGTATCAGTTTGATGGCGGCTACAACCCGACTTTTAATCTACATCAAAATTACGGTAACAATGGTGTTGCGCTAAATGTACTGTCTGAAGGCACATTTCAAGACGGAACTAGCTCTGTCCCATCTACAGCAACAGATGGTTCATATTACCGTAAAACAGTTCGTGCTAGTTACGGTGCTTACCTTGGAGGCATGGTAGTTTTAACAGTACCTTCATGGAACGAACTTACTTTAAACAATGCGGAAGTTGATAACGGACAAAAAATCCGCCTGTTGAACCCGCAATAAGGAAATCACCATGAACTTTGAATATAAAATTGTGTACGACACGCCTTACTTCTACAACGGGGTATCATACAGTTTTGATCCTTCATTGCCTGTACCCGTGCCGCAAGACGATCCAGACTATGGTCGATCCCTGCAAGAAGTCACAGGCATGACGGATGAAGAAGCAGCCGCAATCGTGCTTGCAGCTAAGTGGACACAAATCCGCACAGACCGTGACAAGCTGTTGAAGGAAACAGATTGGGTATCAGGCGAAGACGTTCCACAAGCAATTAAAGATGCGTGGTTTCCTTACAGACAAGCACTGCGAGACATAACCACGATTACGAACCCAGACGATGTTGTCTGGCCCACTAAGCCATAAAGGAGAAACAAACAATGGCTCAAACAACAACTTGGAAAGTCAACGACATGGTTCGTGACGATGCCACAGGCGGTGTTAAAACTGTCTATTGGGAATGTCATGTATCCGACAACACTCACACAGAGTGCGGTGCGACTGAAGGTGGCAAATTGCGACTAGAGCCTGATGCTACGGCGTCTGACTTTGTAGCATATGCTGACCTCACAGAAGCCGTAGTGCTTGGTTGGGTGTATAACAGCTTGATCGAAGGCGAAGAAACCGCTGACGAAGCAAAGGCTCGTATCGAAACAAACCGTCAGGGCAAAGTTACGGCACAAGTTGCACGTAAGACTGCCGAAGCCTCTGGTATGCCTTGGGCTGCTGAATAATGGATATGCAGTTCGACATACTATGGAGCGGCGCACTAACCGCCATGATTGGCTTTGGCGGTTGGACGCTCCGTAACTATGTCGAGGAGCAGAAGCGTCTGCAAATCCTGATCAATCGAACGCGCGAAGAGATGGCGAAAGAGTACATCACCAAGGCCGAAGTCAACAGTGACATCAACCGGGTCATGGATAGGCTCGACGCGCTCGACGCAAAGATCGACAGACTAATAGAAAATTATTCGAGATAGGGACGAACAGTGCGTCTGTATCTTCTATCATACTCCCATCATAAGAGGAGAATGACATGGGCATGAACAACGGTAACGCAGACAAGTATTACCCGAAAGGCTCGGCAGTACACACACCTGCCAACAAGAAGGGTCATGGCGCAGTCATGGCTGGCAAGGCGGTCGTTCGTAAAGGCAAAAAAGCCAAACGCACATGACGCCAACCGCCAAGTTAAAGGCGGTCGACAACCTGTTAAATTCCAAGGGTTGGACAATCGTCCTAGAAATCATGCACGAGGAAATCTTGGCGTCTGCAATGTCTATTGCAGAGACCCCGTCAATGGAACTCGAAGAGATAAACTTTCGTCGTGGCTCGATCTGGGCCGCGAAGCAAATGTTGGAATTGCCTGTACGCCTGCGACAGAAACTAGAGGGTGACGTAGCCCTTCAATCTGTGGACGACAGCAACAACCCTACTGGCTCATAATACAACATCTGAAACAATCCCCCGCTTCGGCTGGGATAGGAGAATAAAATGGCAAATCCCCAAGACCCCCAAGCAATGGCCGCGATGGTAGATGGTATCGCCTCCAGAACTATGGGCGTAGAACCGCAACAGGCGCAACCTGCCCCTGCCGCACCGAAACCAGAGAAGAAGGACAGCGCAGAAGGCCAAGCGGCTGAGAAAGGCTCTCCCGACACTGAAGGCGATAAAATTTCCGCTGAAGCAATTATTTATGAGGTAGACTTCGGCGACGGCAACAATCGCAAACTAACACCTCAACAAATCAAATCTACGTTCGAGCGTTACAGCGCGATGAACTACAAGAACGCACAGTACAAACCCGTCATGGACGTGGTTGAGCAGTACATGCGTGCCAATCCCAACATGACCAGCAAGCAGGTTGCAGAAACGCTAATCAACTTACAGAAAGCTGGCGAACCGAACCCTGTTATGGGCAACACAGGCGGCGAGAAGTCTGGAGACTACTCCAAGACTGCGGCTCTCAAGGGCGGCGACATGGATGCTATGCTGTCAAAGTGGGAAGAAGACAACGCTGCATCCCTACCTCCCGGCTACAAAGAGATGATGTCATCTCAAGGCCAAGGCATGGCACAGATGCAACAGCAGCTTGCACAGACGCAACAGATGCTTCAAGCCGTCTTGGCTCAGTCATCTGGCGTTGCAGACGCAGCAAAGCAGGGAATGCAGGGCGCACAAAGCCAGCAGATCAATGCGATGCGCCAATCAATTTCGAACAACATCGACAAAGTACAGACCGCACTGGGTCTGCCAGACGACAAGGCCAACGACTTCATGGTTTTTGCGGCAGAGCGCGGCTTTACGATGGAAGACTTTGTCGATCCTCAACTCACCATCAAGGTGATGACAGACTTCAAGAACAACATGGATAGCCCTGAGATGGAGCGCATGCGTGCAATCGCGCAGCGTCGTCAAGCCTACACTGGCTCAATGGGTTCAACACCTTCCGCGTCGTCAGGCGCAGAAGCGGGGGCTTCTGAAGGTGGCAGTACCTTTGACAAGCTCGCGGCTATGGCCATGCAGAAGAAGGGCATGGTCTAACTCGACATTACCTCCTCCCTTAACTACGCCACGGCTAATCCCCGTGGCGTTTTTTTATGAATAGGGACGATAACCTAGTTTGTACGTCCTATACTACACCTAGCAATGACGGCTGCGCTTCGGCCCAGCCAGCTAGAAAACTAAGGGCAATGCGATGGATTTTCCCGCGTAGCTCGCTGAACCGCAACTTTAATAATGGAGGCCAATCATGGCTGCTATCCAAGGACTGCGCGGAACAGGTGAGTTTACCTCCGACTTCCGCCCAAAAAACTATCGTGAGCTATTCACGCTTCTCGAACCAAATGGTAACGCACCGCTAAACGCGATGCTTGCAATGGGTTCATCAGAGCCGACAGACGACCCGGAGTACAAAAACTTCCGCGACGAACTGCCGGAGCGCAAACTGAAAGTAAACGGTGCAGTAGCTTCAACGTCTACTACGACTGTTACTATCGACGCGTCTGACGACAACAAGTTCGCCATCAACGGCGCAATCGTTGTCAACAGCGAAACTGGCGAAGTTATGCACGTCACTGCGGACACAACAGCAACAACGCTGACTGTGGCTCGTAACATTGGCGGCACATCACACCAGATTGCTGATAACGCTGACCTGTTCATCGCTGGCTTTGCCGCACAGGAGGGTGGAACCTCTCCGACTGCTATCAGCTTTGATGCAACAGTATCATCCAACTACACCCAGATTTTCCGTACAGCTTTCGCGGTAACAAACACCATGCAAAGCACATACCTACGGACTGGCGACAAGCTGGACGAAGCGATGACCAAAGCACTGAAGCTCCACATGTCTGACATCGAGCGTGCAATGTTCTTCGGTCAAAAGCACGAAGCCAACGGTTCAACTGCACAGCCAACTCGCTACACTGGCGGCTTGCTGAACAGCTTGAGCAACGTCGTTGACATCACCACAGACTACGCGTCTTACGGTGGTTCTGCCGCAGGGACTATGACTGAAGAAGGCTTTGACAGCCTACTCATCAGCACAGTCTTCAAGTTTGGCTCCAAGCAGAAGATCGCTTTTGTTGGCGAAAATGTTGCAAACCACTTGCAGCAGTACGGCAAAGATCGCTGGCAACCAACCGCAATGGAAGGTGCCTACGGCGTCAACCTGACACGTTACAACACGTTCGCTGGAGACTTGATGGTTCACCTGCACCCGCAGTTCCGTCAAATCCCGAACATGAAGAACGCTATGATCATCGTTGACTTCCCATATCTGGTTTATCGTCACCTCGAAGGTCGCGACACCCAGCTATTGGAAAACCGTCAAGCGGTAGACGCGGACAGCGTCAAGCACGAGTACCTGACCGAATGTGGTTTGGAACTCTTGCAAGACAAAACCCACGCCTACATCAAAAACTGGTCAGCACGCAAAAACTAAGCGGGACGACCAGTCTGCTGAAACAAGCGATATTAAGGGGGCATCTTGCCCCCTTAATTTTTAGGAGAACCTTATGGCGCAAACGAAAAAGACTGTGACTAAGAAAACAACCAAGACCCGCGCACGCACAGAGACGGGCGCATTTATTGCAGACGATCCCAGCACACCAGAGAACGAGGCTTGGGTTGAGACTGCA